TCATCGCCGCCACGTCCCTACCGCGATAATGCCGAGCAGGAACACGCCGAGACCGGCAGCGATCACGTAGACGATCTGGACATCGGTCAGGACGGTGGTCATGCCGCGACCTCGACAACCACAAGGCCGGGATCGTCCACCCGCATCCTGTCTACCGAGGCGTTGAACGCGGGATAGCACACGTCGCAGCACCAAACCGACAGCGACTCGACCAGCGGGACAGTTATGAACGTGCGGACCCTCGACGGCCGAACTCGGCACATCGAGCACACCGGAGCAATCGGCCCACCGGCCAACAGATTTACCGCCATGATGTCACTAGCCTTTCTGCCCCTGGCAGGGCTTGAAGGTCAGAAGCGGGCCACCCTTGCCGGGGTGGCTCGCTTCGCTCTAACTGACGGCTGAAATGCGTGCGGACGGCTTCGGGGCTGGTTCCCCTGCCACCCCAGTTACTCCAGTTTCGAATGAACCCACAAGCGTCGTGGTCAGGTATGCGCCGCGCGCCCCTTGGTTGGCCTGGACCGTCACCGCCAGATCCACGGCCTCGCCCTCGCCGTATCCGTGCGTGAGTAGTTTGTCCTTGGGCACCTTGACCTTGACGACCTCGAGGCCGTCGAGCACGTGCAGGCGGACGCCCGCATAGTCAAACGTGCGGCCAGGGTCGTCCCTGTCCTTGCCCGTGCCGGAGTAGTTTTCGATCCGAAGGAGTGTCCCGGTGATGCGCATGCGCCTGCCTGCTTCCTGTTGTCTGGCACCAATGGAGCGGCCTATCTGGGCTAACCCTTGCCGGGATTCTTGCCCAAACCGCGTGTTCAATGAGCAAACGCTAGCGCACCACCGGAGCACCTGTCAGCACTTTGGCACAACCAGTTTCACGGCGTGTTGAAACCGCCAAAACCCGCACCAAATCCTGATCCGGCTGAGTTGTTCGCAATATGCCCTAGGGCCCGCCTTCGGCGGACCTACAAGCCCGCCAGCACGTCCCCTGGACGACTACCGGACACCCCACAAAGCAGCCTAGACGAGGGGGGTGGGCCCGATGGACGCCAGATTCGCACCGGCCCCAGCCGATTACCCGTGTATGTGAACCGGGATCACATACAGCCAACTGCCGAAACCATCCCAGCGGACCACCACTCTCGTAGGGGTACTGACCGGCAGGCCGGGCTCACCGCAAAAAGAGCTCTAGCGTCTCGAGAGGTCACTTAGATGCAGAATTGAGCACAACACCTCGAGGCGATCGCACCTCTCGAGACGCTAGAGCCGTTCTTTCGTCTGCCAGCGCCGCCGCAGCGGGTCGCACTCTCGCAGGAGCCGCGCCCATTCTCGCGCGCCCTCGACTTGTGCTTCCCATGCCAGTTCCCAGAGCAGCGCGTAGCCGTCAGCGTCGGAGAGTTCGAACGCGCGCAGCACCTTGTAGTCAGCGCGCCGCTTGACGATCACGGCCCACAGGTCCGCGTTGAGTTCGGCCACGTCATCGCCGCCCGCGTCGAGGTCGAGAATCTCCTCGTCGGTAAGTTCTACGGCCTCGTCAGCCGGGAGCAGTCGGGCCCGTAGCCCGTGAGACCACGCAATCTGCCGCCGCCCTTTGGAGGCCCGCTCGTATTCGTGCCACGTATCCAGATCGTCAGCGCCCGTGGAGGCCAGTACCCCGACGCCCCCGCGGTACTAGTCGCTCTGTTTTTCAGATGTCAAGCGCCCAATGCCGAAACCCTCCCAGCCTGGCCGCACTCGTCGAGGGGTACTGACCGGCAGGCCGGGCTACCGCAGCACGTGTGACGCAGATCACACTCTGCGAGCTAGACACGCCAGACGCCAGCTGTCAAGCTTCCGGCATGAAGCCAATATGCCTTGAAGTCTGCTCAGGAGAAGGCGGATCGACGACCGGCATCATGCGCGCCGGATACGACGTTATCGCCGTTGACAACGACCGAAACCGCTTACGCCGCAACCCTGCCCGATGGAAAGTCTACGGTGACGCTTTCGACGCCCTCATCGCAGTCGGTCACCTTGTGGACCTGATCTGGGCCGGATGGCCCTGCCAGGACTACAGCGCCGGCACCCGTGCAGCCCGAGCACACGGTATCGACACCGGCCACAAGCGCCTGATCGCCGCAGGCCGGCAGGCGATGAACGCGACCGGCACCCCTTGGGTCATTGAGAACGTCGCCGGCGCACGGAGCGAGCTACGCGACCCGATCACGCTATGCGGGACAATGTTCGGACTCTCAGCTGTCGACGACGACGGAACCCCGCTCATTATGACCGGACATCGCCTGTTTGAGTCCACCCACCTACTGATGACGCCGGAGCACGAGATACACCACCGAAACGGCCCGCAGATCGCCGGAGCCTACGGCGGAGCCAGGAAGGACAAGCACGAAGCGAAGCACGTCCGCAAAGGCGGATACGTGCCGACCGCCACCATCCAGGCCAAACTGCTCGGAATCACCCCAGGAGCCATGACGCAGAAGGGTCAATACCTAGCAATCCCGCCCGCTTTCGCGCAGTTTGTCGCGGAGCAGATGCCACACTAGCCGGCATCTTTCGTCTGCCAGAGCCGTCGCTTCGGGTCTGATTCTCTCAAGAGCCGAGCCCACTGCCGCGCGCCGGCGACTTGTGCCTCCCAGGCGAGCTCCCAGAGCAGCGCGTAGCCGTCAGCGTCACTGAGTTCGAACGCGGCAAGCAGTCGCCAATCAGCACGCCGCGCCACGATAACGGCCCACAGGTCAGCGTTGAGTTCTACCGCCACGTCGCCGGTGTGGTCCTGGTCGACGAGTTCCTGGTCAGTCATTTCGATAGCCGGCTTATCAGGCAACAACCGTTGACGCAGACCGTAGGACCAGGTGATCTGTCGTCTGCCCTTGCTGCCGCGCTCGTATTCGTGCCACGCGTCCAGGTCGTCAGCGTCCCCCCGCTCGACCACATCAGCGAGAATCCCGAACGGTGTTCGGTTCCCGTGGTTGGCTTTCTTCATGTCCGAGCGGGCAACCTCCATTGACGCCGAGTAGACCGCTTTCGTGAAGTATTCCCCGAGCGCCGCCGAAGGGTCGCCCTTGATGAGCCGAGCGTCGACACCATGCTCACGGTCGCAGTCGAGCCCGCGATCCTCGAGCCCGCCGAGCCACCGGCTCCACATCGACACCCCGAGCGCCTGGACCGAGTCATCGGTAGCCGTCATGGGCAGGAGCAGGATCGCGTGCAGGTGAACGTGCCAGCCCTTCTCCCCGTAGGTGACCTCGACTACGCGGATAACCCCGATGCGGCCCTTGAAGACCGTCTGGCCCTTGTGCTTCCCACGGGTCACCACCGACTCCACTAGTTCGCCGTGCGCCAACTGGTCAGCAGCCCAGCCCCGCCCCGAGCCGGCTAGGTTCCACGCCCCAGAGAGCGCGTCCCACAACGCCGCCAGCGAGTGCCCCTTGTTGTGTCGCATCGTCAGTGTGACCATGGCAACCTTGCCGAACTGCCCAGGCCCACCGCCCGCGTACCACGCCGACAACGCTGCCGAAATGTCTTGCTGCCGTGACGAGTTGATGACCGCCGAGCACACAGCGCACGCCCAGGCGGAACCGCAATGTTGAAGGTTCCCGAACCCGGCATGCCGCCCGCCGTCATCCGCAGTTACTTTGATCTGAACGCCAACGCCGTTGCGATGCGCGACCCGACCGCATGCGCGGACCCGTGGAAGTTTCGACTCGGACCACAGGGTATGCCGCGCCTGGTAGCGACCCGCACGCCGAAGCCGTGCCGGATCGGACTCAGTATGTGTATCGTTGAGATTCAACACGGGCAGACTCCGTGGGTAAGGACAAGGGCCGGGGGGTCGTATCCCCGGCCTTTGTCATGCCGTTGGGCCGACAGTAGCGCCCGAACGCCTGCCAGAGCAGCAGAATCGCCGGTCGGATCAGCCCTGATGTTCTAGTGAGCACAGGAGTTCCCTGTCTCTTGAATGAGCCCCAGCCGCGGAGTGTGCGCGGTACGGCGGTTCTCGCCGCTTCGCGTCTGCGATCCGGCGCCCTTGCGCTCAGCCTTCGCGGATTGGTAGTCCGGGCATGAGCACTCAGGGGCCCGCCGGTTGCCGCCGCAGAACGCACAGCGCCCAGCGTCCGTGACCGTGCCCACATGAAGCACGGGAGCGAACGTGTCGTATGCCTTCAGCGCCAGTGAGCCCGGTATCCAATGACGGCCCGAGACAAGCCGATCGGCCTTCAGATAGGCGGCATCGGTGATGTCATCCATGGGCAGAGATTGAGCGTCGTAGGTGACCCACTTCGCCAGGCGACGAGTCCGCCACAGTTTGGCCCGACCATCTTCGTAGTACGCCGTGACGGGCAGCGACGACTGGCAGCGTGTGACCGCCGAAACCGCTTCTCTGATGCGCTTGTTGGCCCGAATGAAGTTCAGGCCCGTGATCCGAACCGCGCAGTCGGCCCGCCTCAGTTCTGCGAGTTTGGTTCCCGCCGCTGAGGGCAGCGCCGAACCCTCGTTGGAATCAGCGACGCCGGTGATTTCGTCCATGATGACCGTGCCGTAGTTGAAGTCGAGCAGCTGCGGCCAGACCGTGAAAGGGACGTAAAGAGGGTGCGCTTGCATGTGACCTGGGGTGCCGTGCATCAGGTCAGAGCACGCCGAGTCCTCGCAGGGTCGAGGGTTGCGAAAGTCGAGAATCCGCACGGTCGAGAGACACGGCAGGCCCCGGTCGAGGTCCGGCAGGGTGTCGTAGACCGCCGCCAACGTCTTCCCCGAGCCGTTGCGCCCGACGTAGAAGTGGATTGGGTAGGCCATGCGCCGAGCCCGTGCCCGCTCGCTTTGTTTGTCGCCTGCCAGATGTCGAAGGAGCGTCACAGTCGGCCTTCCGTCTTATTTCGTGAGGAAAACCCAGCACTAGCTAGTGCACGATTCCATCCGCGAAAATGAGCCAAGTCAGACCTAACACCGGGAGCCGCACGCCAGCACAGGTAGCCGAACAGCGCCCACTCACCAACAGCCGGCAGCGGCCCGCCCGATAGCGCCCACCACAAGACCACGCCGACCACAGCCAGCCGCCAGAGGATGCCCCGAAGTTTGCTCATGCCGCCGACCCGCCGCCAGCGGTGAAGAACGACGCAACAATGCGAACGATCTTGATGCCGAAGCCGACCAGCCACAGCACCAGCAGCCCTGTCAGCACCGAAATAACCAGCGTTGTCGGAAACCAAACACCCATGCTCGAAGCCGCCGAAAACACGGTCGTGAAAGCCGAGTCAGAACCCGAAAGCCACGTCGGCACCGTGACCGTGGGCAGAGCCGACAGCAGCGCGTGCAGTAGCCAGCCACCCACACCCAACAGCCATTCGGTTATCACACCGAGTCACCCCCACCACGCCGCATCGAGAAGTTGAACCCGAACCCGGCCCCTATCGCCTTGACCGCCACGAAACCGCCGCCAAGGATGACCACGACCGTTGTCATCGCGTACGAGATGCCCGCCAGTGTGGACATAGGAGCCGTGCACGCGGAAAACGGGTGCATGGGTTTCTCGATGCCAACCGCAGCGAACGTCACCGCGGGACCATCACAGCCGCCACCACCGCCGACCTTCTGCACGTTGACGTTGACCGCGTTGACAATCGGACCAATGCCCTGCGTTGTCAGGTCTGTTTGTGCCGCCGCCGCGAGCCCCGTCAGAGCCGCCGTCTTAGGGACGAACGCCCACGACAGCGCGCACTTAGTCGGCACCATCACCCAATCAACCGGATTCCACGAGAACGACCCACCCGACCAGCAGTCACCATTGGTCTGCGGGTCGGACCCCGGAGACGGAAGCGGAGCCGTACCGCCTCCCGGCAGCGTGCCCGGATCACCACCTGGAGCGCCGTTAGGTATTGGTTGCGGCTGAGGATTAGTGCTCGGTGCCGGAGCCGTGCCCGTGTATGTGGCCGGGTCCCCGTCAGTGTTGCCCAAGGTTGCCGGAACCGGCATCCCGTCCTCGTAAACACGTTCCATGAAGAAGCAGTGATCGACCGAGACCGGATGCACCCCGTAGCGACACCCAACGCGGCCCGGAGAGGTCGCATACGTTCTGGCCCAATCGGTACACCCAGGACGGCCAACCGTGCACGCAATACCATCGACAACCACCCGGTAAATGCACCCAGCCGCCATGCACTCTGGATAGAGCAGACCAGCGGTTCCCGCCGCAACACAGTTGGAACTCTGCACCGTCGAGGAGGGAAGATCGGTACCCGCCATGAGCGAAGCACAGTGCGCACGACCGCCGCCCGCGTCACCGACCGCCCCTGTGCATGTTGGAAGTTCAACCATGCCATTCACGGCAGGAACCGCGCTCGTTACCTCATACTGCGAGCCGTCCGGGTTCGTGCAGGACACTTTCATCGTGGCGACGACACCGCCGCCCGACGCCTCCCAATGGGCAGACACCCCCGAATCCGGCGCACCACTACCAAACGCCGCATCGTAGATAATCAGATGGTTTCCAATAGCGCCGCCGCAGGCTTGATAGTCCCGATCATATGCGCCCGAGTAGTTCCCCCAGCCGCTGAAGGACGGACCTTCCACGTACTGCGTCCCGTCGGCCCGCTGACAGGTCGCAGTCAAGTTATAACCGGACCAACACCCCCCGGCGCTCTCGGTGTGAACCCGAACCGGAACAGTGTCATTCACGTCATTAGTAACGTGCAACATCGCTTGTTGATTCGGCAGCGTCGTCGCAGTACAGCCCGACCCCGAGAACGTGTTAAGCGCGAACCCAAGACCGTTCTGGACCCACGGAAGCCACGTGTCTTTCGTCAAATACATCGCCGCACCGACCACCGCCCCACCCACCGCCGCGCAAACCGGAAGCGCCGCCGCGCACGCGAACCCCTCACCAACAGCCGGAGCCGCCGCAATGACCCCCTCACCAATCACCCCACCAATCGCCCCACCCTCAGCAGCGACCGCGCTCAACTCGAACCACGCCACATCCCACATATCAGCCTGCGCCGAGACCGGGACAGCGAAGACCAGCGCCCCGGCGATTCCCACCGTTGCCCCAGCACGAGCCAGCCGACCAATCAAGACGCACCTACCTTTGTTGGGAGAGTGACAGCGGGTCCGGTCCGACGCCTCACCGAACCGGACCCGCTGAGAGAGAAGGGCCTAGATCATGCCCTTGAAGAAGCGCCAGCCCTTACGCAGAGCCAACACGACACCACCGATGCCGATGGCCGCACCACCCGTTGCGAGCAGGGTGGTCTGGAGGTGGGTCGTGGCCGCCGTG